CCCCTAAAACTCAAGCCGTACCATCCCGTGCGCCGTGTATTCACAAGACCACAAGAGGCAGAGACATGTTTTAGAGTTCCTTAAAGTTCTTTATAATCCCGTGCAAAATAGTGAGTTTATAGTGACTCACCATAAAGCGCCTTCTGCAGCACTGCCGAATTATCGGCAATGCCACGCCGCTCAATATACGACCTGCGAGTCATAGAATCCTTCTCATGCCCCAATTGCACGGACGCAGCATTAGAACCAGCAGCACGATCAATGAGCGTTGCCACCGTCCGCCGGAACGTATGGAACGTAACCCACTCCCAGCTACTGCCCCGCAAAACGTTCCTAAGCACAGTCCCCGCGTTCGCGCCAGTCAATAGTCCGCCACGCGAACCCACAAAAACAAATTCAGAGACACGCGGAACAGACGAAAGCGCATCTATAATCCCCGCAGGTAGAATGACCGCGCGCGCATGCCCAGTCTTCGTGTGCGCCTGCCAGCTCTTTGTGCGATCCACGACAGTTCCTCTAATTGTGCACTGCCGCGTCTCAAAATCAATATCTTGCCAGCGAATGCCTAACGCTTCACCAACCCGCGCACCTGTTGCGAGTAAGAAATCGACGAGTAAGGGCAGCCAAGTACGGCTTTCACAACTATTCGCCAGATACTGCCGTAGTTCTATGATTTGTTCTACGGTTAGCGCTTTAGGTATTTTTCGTGCAGCAGGTGTTGCGGGGACTAGTGCCATCGGGTTTGTGGCGATCGTGCCGTTGATAACTTCTCTGTCTAGAGCCATTTTGAGGACGCGGCGGCATGTGCTTACTGTGGTTGGTTTAGCGTCTAGCTCTGTGATGTACCGGTAGAGCATCGGTGTTGATAGCTCGTGCACCTGTAGGTTGCCTATGTCTTTGCTGACGCGTTCTACTGCTGCCGTGTATGTTGGTTTGGTTTGCGGCGCGACCTTGTGTTGTCCTAGCCAGGATTCGAGGGCTTCTCGTAACGTGGTTATGGTAGCGCCGTGGGTGGTGAGGTTTTCGAGTTTTGCGGTTAGCCGTCGTTGAGCTGCCGCTTTGGTGGTTGCGCGCGCGGTTACGTCACGGCGCTTGCCGTATTGGTCTCTGTAGTATGTTCTTGCGACCCATTGCCCTGTTTCTGTTTTGCGGGCGCTAATTTTTCCGTGCTGTCCTGGCGGTGTTCTGGGGCGCATATTTTTATCTGCCTATATATAGGAGTGAATGATAGGTACCCGTATCGGGTTTTAGAGGATCATGTCTAGGAGTTGTCGGCTATCTCTTTCTAGCCTCCTCTCGGCGGTAGCAATAATGTCTGCTACGTCTACGTCGAGGGCTTCGCAGATAGCCTCTAGTTCGTTGATGGTGAGGGGGCTTTCTGATTTGTTTATGGTGACTGATAGGCGGCTTTTGCTGATGCCTGTCATGTCTTGTAGTTGGCGTAGCGAGTTACTGCGGCGCCCGTTGATTTCTTTTAGTTCTTCATGGACTAGTTGGCTGAATGGGGAGGCTTTTCCGGTGCCTTTTCGGTTTCCTCCATGACTGCCTATTTTTTTCAAGTCGTGGTTCATACTTACAACCCTAGCACACACTAAATCTATTTTAAAGAGGGTATGAGGAATTATAAGAAACTATAAGTGAGTTATTTCACTGGTTTTCGGCTTGACCTGTCCCTAACTGAGGACGTAAAGTTATATACATCAGGAAACGAAAGGCACTGATGAAAAAACAAAATATGGGAGAGCTAGTAGCCGAAAACATCACACTAGCACTCAAAAAGAGAAAGCTCACTCAAAAAGCTCTCTCATGCAAAACCGGCATAACCCACGCCAGAATACAAGGCATAGCCTCAGGCGCACGGGTAGCCACACTAGACGAAATACAGGCGATCTCAAACGCAATGACCATCCCAATGGAATGGTTCGCAAGAGAACACCTCACCGAACTAAACGACTGGAAGAAAGGATAAAAGAGAATGAAAAACCTCACCGTCGAAATACCCGACATACCAGAAAGACTAATAGGGCAAGCACTCATAGAGATTATTGCCAAACGAGCAAGAATCAACATGCAAATTCAAAGCCTCGAAGACAAAATGGCGAAAATAGCAGCAGAGATTCACAAGCTCCGAGACAGAGAAACCAAACTCCGAGACCTCGACATTGCTTACACCAAATACATGGAAGGAGGAAAAATCTAAAAATGTCACTCACCATCAAAAACGAAACATGGTTCACACCAAGAGAAGTAGCCGAATGGCTCGGACTCACAGAACAAACCCTCAACAAATGGCGATCAGCAGGACAAGGCCCCACCTACGTATCAACCACCAACGGCACACGAGGCGGACGAATCCTCTACAAAGAAACCGACATACACAACTGGCTCAACAGCCTAGAACCACAAAAAACCATCCACTAACCAAAAACGGAGAACACAAGCCATGAAACGCGAACACTGCGAAGCACTCGCAACCTGCCTCTTCAACACGGCACTAATCCTCCTACTAGGACTCTGCTTCTACGAACCAGACATCAATACCATGTTCACCGTAGCAGCCCTCGGAACCGCGATCCTCGGTGTACTAGCACTCATGGCAATAAACCCGAAGCTCGACAAACCAAAAACCGAGAAAGACCATAACGCACACGCCTAAACAACCTTTAGTCAGGCCATAATGTCCTTAAATAGAAACAGACAGCCAATACTCCCCAAACTATCCGCATACGCACTAGCCGCGGCAATAATCCTAGCGTTCGGAATCAGCAGTGACGAACCAGGTACAGCGACCATATACGCCATACTCGCCGCCACCGCGTTCCTCACGGGGATAGCCCTCTACCTCACACACGAGGTAACCATCATTAGGAAAGGCTAACTATGAGTAAACCGCCTGTAATAGCTGGCGAACTAACCAGCACTGAACAGGGAGAAGCCACAAAAGCGATCGTGACCCTATCCCTTCTCAAAAGGTCAGCAGAAAGCCAAGGAGAGCAAGTAAAGTTCGAGTTCCTCAACTGTCAAGGAGACGAATTCCTCGCTATCCAAACCAACACGAACCAAAAGACAGGAGCACTAAGACGCATCATCAAAAGCTGCAACAACCATGAAGCCAAAATACTGTCTACAGCAACAGAATACTTAGGCATACCAACCAAGTATACGAGTCGCCTAGACTACAGCAACAAAGAATTTAAAGCCCTCTACATGGCAGCACCACAACCTTCACCGGCAGAGGTCATTGCCAAAGCTCACAACAACCTATAGGAGAAACTATCATGTCGAACACCACCACTAACACCGTGAAACTCACCGAAGAACAAGCCGCAGGGATTATCAACCAGATTGTGAACCTGGACGCCGAAATTAGTAAACTCACCGAAGCCCGCAAGAACCTCGCAGCCACACTAACAGCGAGCGTAGACCCAGGCACCTACCAGGCCGGGGCAGTCAAAGCCACAATCACCGTACCCAAACGGTTCAACGAAAAGGAATTCACAAAGCAGTTCCCACCCTCAACCAACCCAGAATTCTACAAGACGGTTCAGAAAGTTGATCTAACGACAATCGCACCGAACACCAAAGCCGAATTCTCAGATTTACAGGCACCACGCCTCACCATCAAATAAGACCAAGAACCATGCAGAACCAGACCAAACGCAAACCCTTCTTTGCGACCTGCAACGGCTGCGGAAAAAATTCCCTCAGACGAACCCCAGGCTGCAAAACCTGCAGGCAACGGCACGACTACTGGAAAACATACGCCCCAGAACTCTACAAGCCAGCACCGACCAAATGCGCAGGCTGCGGAATCGACTACAGTATCCAGGAACCAAAACCTGACTGCCGCAACTGTATCGCACGTGAACGGCACCGGCGTAACGCCCTCTACATCAAAAAACCCCGCAAACCTCGCATAAAGGTTGAGGGAAAATGCAGAAGCTGCGGCACCGCATGGAGCAAAAGAACCGTCGGCTGTGAAACCTGCCAGCGGCGGCACACCAGCTACCGACGAAAAGGCAAACCATACGACCACAGCATAGACCTCACCTGTGCAGGCTGCGGACGGCTCATAGACAACACCCTGAAATTCACTACCGGGTGCAACACCTGCTCTCTCAGACTCAAAAACAGGGAACGTAGAGAGTGCACCGTGCTAGAGCCGCGCGAACCCATCAAACGAGAATTAAAGGAACTGAAATATAAGCCGAAGAGCAAAAAGAAGACACCTAAGGCAAAACCCAAGAAGCAGCCAAAGGTAAAGCCGGTGCCTATCGTACAGGTCAAGAAACCTGTCAACGATTTTACAGGCGCTGACCCAGGGCACGCCGTCCCTAATAAGGGAGGGAAACAGCAGGATTGGGCGGCACTAGACCAATACATCCTAGCCCGCCGCCAACGCAAACAACACCACGAGAACCTAGAAAGGAGGAGACAACCCAATGGGCAGCACACCCATCACGTTAGCCAAACCAGACGGCGCAACCCAGCAGCAAGCATTCCAAGCTGATCTGACCGCCGCAGGGATTATGGGGGTTATTGAAGATAACATCCTCAACCATCCCCGTAGCAAACAAGTGCGCATAGGCCCCTCAGAAATCGGTATGGACTGCACGAGACGACTAATCAGGAAACTAAACGGGCAGCCAGAACCAGAACGCGGTATCGCCTGGAAACCAACAGTCGGCACAGCCTGCCATTCACAAATGGAGGAATGGTTCGGGCACCAGCCAGAGACAGCAGGTTACCTTGTCGAAAAACGTGTAACCGTAGGGGCGATAGGTGAAACACCTATCACAGGCAGCACCGACCTGTTCAGCATCACCGATAAAACGGTGATTGACTGGAAATTCGTGGGGCCGTCAATGCTCAAAAAATATAAAGCATCTGGCCCATCAAACCAGTACAGGGTGCAAGCTCACCTCTACGGTACCGGCTGGGTAAACGCCGGGTACGCCGTCGAGCAGGTCATGATCGTATTTCTTCCACGCGATGGAGAAATCACTGACTCCTACTTCTGGTGGGAGCCATACGACCGGGCGGTAGCTGAGGAAGCCATGAACAAGGCAAACCAGTTAAACACGCTCATAAAAACAATTGGTGTAGAAGCAACGTTAGCAATGTTCCCGCTCTGCAATAACCGCTTCTGCCCCTGGTGCCCAGCCGATAGGCAAGCATCAACACCAATGTTCTAACACCAGATAACTATTCAACAGTAAGGAAAAACATACAATGTCAGCTTTTGACTTCTTCGATTCCCGCCCCTCCCACTCCTGCAAGTTCAAAACCCCGGGAGAAACCCACACCGGCGTAATCACTGAGATTAGCGACCGCATGCCAGTCACCAAGTACGGCACCACCGACCCCGACTACTGGCCTGACGGCTCCCCGAAGCAGCAGGTCGTTATCACCCTTGCAACAGACGAGCGTGACCCCGAAGACCCGAACGACACCGGGGAACGCTCCCTCTGGGTCACCGAGTCACGCAAGGCCGGGACTATCCTAGCCGCGATCATCCAGGCAACCCGCCAGGCGAACGCGAAACTAGAAATCGGTGGCACGCTCTCCGTCTCGTTCACTGGGCATGACCCGAACAGTAAGAACCCGGCTCAGCCTCGCAAACTGTACGCCGCTACGTATCAGCCTCCGGCTGCTGGCGGCGGCATGTTCGAGCAGCAGCCCGCACAGCCAGCACAGCCAGCACAGCCCGCACAGCCAGCACCACAGGCTGCACCGACTGCCAGTCAGCCCACAGCACCACAGGCGGCACCGCAGCAGCAGGTACCTCAGACGGCACCTGTGGTAAACCAGCAGCCAGCACAGACTGCACCCGCTGCACCGGCACAGCAGCTTAGCGACGCAACCGTAACCGGTATCAAAGGGCTAATCGCAGCCGGGCTAGACGACGCAACCATCAGCAGTTCACTAACCGCAGCCGGCAACCAGGTATCCCCAGAGCAGGTAGCGCAGGTTCGCGCAGCAGCGTAAACCCCAAAATAGCCTAATCATCCCCCGCCCACACAAAAAACGGGCGGGGGGGGTACCACCCAAAACCAATATAAAGAGAATAAAAATGCGAAACACCGTCACAGGAAGGAGACACAAAAATGGCACAAGTACCTATTCACCCAATCGCAGCCGCAGCACAGCACCTAGCACAAGCTAACGTCTCCTTCATCCCAACCCGCGCAGACACCAGCAAAGGCCCCGCCGTCGCCTGGAAAGAGTTCCAGTCACGCAAACCAACCCTAGCGGATCAGACAAAATGGTTCGGTACGGAAAACCCGCGCAACTACGGTGTAGCAGTCGTAACCGGTCGAGTCTCAGGCAACCTTGAGATGACCGAAATCGAAGGGAAAATAGCCGACCGGATACCCGAAATTACGAAGGCGTTCGTGGCTGCTGGTGAGCGCGCCCTGTGGCAGCGTCTCATGACCTCCTGGGTCGAACAATCACCCACCGGCGGCATGCACTGGATATACCGTCTCGACGGAGAAAACGTACCAGGAAACACAAAAATTGCGACCAATGCTGACGGTGAAGTGCTCGCTGAAACCCGTGGTGAAGGCGGCTACTTCGTAGCAGCACCCACGGACGGCACACACCACTCCACCGGCCAAGGCTGGGTAGCACTCGGCCTGCCGGCAGCATGCACCACCCTAACCGTTACTGAACGTGAAACTTTTCACCGAATCCTCCGTGAAACCTTCCACGAAGGCACAGAGACACCAAAACATGCCCAGGCAGGTAATCATACCCAAGGCGCACGAAAGACCTTCCCAACCGCTATAGAAAGCCAGCAGGCGGGTGTTATGAACCTGGGGGTGAAACCTGGTGACGAATTCGAGACTAAAACTGACTGGGCTGACATTCTCACCCCGCACGGCTGGTCTCTACACTCAACCCAGGCAGACGGAACCAGGTTCTGGGTGCGCCCAGGCAAAAACCCGCGCGACGGGCACTCAGCCTCCACCGGCCACGCAGACGACCGAGACCGCCTCTACGTCTTCTCCTCCTCCGTCCAAGAATTCGACACCGACACCCCATACACAAAATTCAAAGCATACTCGATCCTCAACCACGGAGGCGACGACACCAAAGCAGCAAAACACCTTGCCGTAAACGGATTCGGAACCCCCACAACACTCAATATCAGCCTAGACGACATGCTAGGCACCAACACAACAGGAGGCCAACAATGGCAGCAGAAGGACAAATCGTCAACCCAGTACCACAACCAAAACCAGCAACCCACCTCGCCGAGCTCTGCAGAGTCCACGGCCCCATCACCGGGTACCGGAACATCTCAGGCGACATCTGGGCAGTCAGATTCCAAGACGGCGCCCAGCACGTCGAAAAAAAGCAATAACCTAGAAATCCCCGCATACACCGAGTTCGCGTTCACCCAGGCGTTCATTGCTGAGCATGGTAAAAACATTCGCTACAACACTGACCGAGGCCGCTTTTACTATTGGGGCGGCAAACGGTGGGTACCTCAACCGGACACGGGCGGTATCATCAAGCAGCACGCGTTAGCGTTCGCCGCGCAGCTCCCTGATGAAGACGATGCAGCGCTCAAGCGTTTGAAGGCGTCCATGCTGTCGAATCGTGGTGTGACTGCGGCATTGAACCTGTTGAAGGTTGATCCGAGGGTTGCGTGCACGTCTGACGATTTTGATACGAGGCCTTGGGAGTTGAATACTCCTGCTGGCATTGTTGATTTGCGGACAGGTAGTGTTCGGGCGCATGACCCGGCGATGATGCACTCAAAAATCACCACTGTAGCCCCTGTAGCCTCCTCTGAGGCACCTATATGGTCTAGGTTCTTGCAGACTACATTCAACGCAGATTCGGCGCTTATAGGGTACATGCAGCGTCTTTTAGGGTATTCCGCGACCGGCGCTATCCGTGAGCATGTTTTCGCTTTCGCCTATGGCACCGGCGGAAACGGTAAATCAGTTTTCTATGACGCCTGTGTAGACGTCCTCGGAGACTACGCAACGGTCATGCCCGCAGGATTCCTCATGAAAAAGTCATATCAAGAGCACTCTACCGAACTGGCAGACCTCAAGGGCATGCGCCTTGTGGTTGGTTCAGAAATTAACCAGGGAGAAAAATTCGACGAGGCTAAGTTGAAGTCTTTGACTGGTGGTGACCGGATCAAGGCGCGACATATGCATCAGGACTTCTTCACGTTCACGCCGACGCATCATCTGCATTTGATGGGTAACCATTTGCCGCAGGTTGAGGCTGGCGGGGATTCTATCTGGCGGCGTATGAATCAGATACCGTTTGTGCATACTGTCCCTGCTGAGGAGAGGAACGAGCGGTTGCCTGAGCAGTTGCGTACTGAGGAGGCTGGGCAGATTCTGGCATGGATTATTGAGGGGGCGAAGATGTATCACCAGGACGGGTTACAGGCGCCGGAGGCTGTGCGCGCGGCTACTGCGGCTTATGCGCAGAGTCAGGATACGGTGGGTGAGTTCTTGAGTCAGGAGTGCACGATGTATCCCGGTAACGAGTTCTATACGGCTTCTGTGAAGCAGTTTCGTATGGAGTATGAGGCTTGGTGTCAGGGTGAGGGTGTTAGCCCGCTCAAGGGGCGTTCTTTGACTGCTGCGCTTGCTTCTCATGGTGTTCTTGTGGGTAGGAATGCTCCGAGGGCTGGGAATGGTAATGATCGTGTCTATGGTGGGGTTAGGTTGAATTCTCATGAGGAGAGTTTGAGTAATTCCCCGTGGCAGTGACACAAAGTGACACAAAGTGACACAAGTTTAGAAGTTGTGTCACTGAGTAAAAAGCCTAGTCAGTATGGTTTTTGAACAGTCTCAGTGACACAAGTGACACAACTTCAGTATATAACTCTTAATGTGCGCGCATACACGCGCACACGATAAGAGATTTTTTATAAAAACGTGTCACTGTGTCACTGAAAACCCCAAAAACAGTATCTGACTAGGTGTTATGTCAGTGACACAAGGGAAAAAAGTTGTGTCACTAACCTTAAAGAAACCTGGGAATCAAGAACGAATCTCAAAAAAGGAAGGAACCAAAATGACAAACGACAACTACCTACTAGTCCACGCACGAGAAACATTCAGAACCACACTGACCCCCGACGCAAAGCTCCTATATATGGCAATGATCGCCACAAAGAGAGGAAAAGCATTCTACTGGCACGACTCAGAGTTCCAAACCCTCACCGGGCTAGAGAAAGAACAACTCGACCTAGCCCTCTACGAACTCGCAGGAATCACCAGCACCCACCACCTGGTAGACATCTGTGAAGACGGCGACCTAGAAACATACATCCAATTCACCAAACTATAAAACGAAGGGACAGAGCAATGAGCACAACAATCAACCAGAAGATTAGAGCAGACATCGAAAAAATCATTGAACAAGAATTCCCCGACCATGAACCAGTAGTCCTAACTACCAGAGTCAAGGACAAGAAAACCGTCTCCGTCGAAGCAGGAGTCATCAACGAGACAGAACAGATCGCCGTCTTCATCGACGCATACTTCGAGAACGGGCTACGAGACCTCGACAGCTGGCTAGTCACCGAAACAAACTACAAGCTAAGGAATAACTAAAGCTATGAACATCCAAACACTGGCTGCAGCGTTCGATATTGTTATCGACTTGGATAAAAGGCCACACGGTTACATGCCCCTCAACATGGCGACAGTCAAGCTAGGGCTAATCTACCTAGCGAACCACGCATACACCCTAGAGCGCGGCAGAACACTTGTAATGCTCGATCTAGAACACATGAGAAACTTCCTTGACGTGACCGGAACCGTTATTACAGAGATTCTCGACTGCCTAGAAGGCAACGGGCTAATCGAAAAGACCTACGCGAACCTATGCCAGGTAGCAAAGAGCGAATACTATGTGCTCTTCTAGGAGGAACTCATGAAACTAATATCCGAGCAGGTTCTAGCGATCGTCAAAAAGGAATACCCTAAAGCCACACTTCGGAACTACACAGTAAAGAAAAAAGAAGACTGGTACGAAATAAAGCTACACCTGACATACACGGACGGACTCAAAAAGGCATCAACCCTGCGCCTGTCCCCAAACGGTGAGCACGAGCAGCTAAGCAACCTATGGAAATGGGTAAAACCTAATGGCCGCTAAAAAAGCCATACAGGAGCCACTAATCCAGGCGCCAGAATACCCGCCAGGCAGCCCACAATGGGTAACCAAAGAACTAGCCAACACCCCAAACAGCACCCAGTCAAGACAAGCACACATCAACCACTGCAAACAATGCGGCCACCTGATCCTAACCGGCCTCGACGGAGACCACACAGCAGGCCCCGCACAAGCAGAACCAACCACCCTAGACTGGGTACACCAAAACATCCACCACGCAACAGGCAGGAGACTCTACCTCATAGACCAAACAGAAACCTCATACCACCTCAACATCATCCACGACCCAAACCCACACCAATGGCTAAAAATCGTTCCACAACACATCTGCGGAAGACCAGCCACCGGTGAACCACTATTCAAAAATGAGACAGGAGAAACAGACAATGAGCAGCCACCGTTCTAAACCAGCACACTACGAAGAAACCATCCTCGGCATCAAACTTGATGAAATCATCGGGGAACTACCGTACTGGCTCGGCGCAGCATTCAAATACGTTTGGCGTGCAGAAAAGAAAAACGGTGCAGAAGACATCATCAAAGCACTAGACGTTACCGCACGAGCAGAAGGCAAAGGCGAGCTAGAACTAACCAGCCATGTAGCTAACTGCCTCAGGAGCCTAGCAGCCTTACGACACGAGTACGATCTGCGGCAACACTGCATCGGCCTGCTATCCGTCCGAGCACTAATATGGGCAGGAGAATACGTGAACCTATCCGAAGAGACACGAGAAAATAACGATCTCTTCCTCTACCGCAGCCTGTCACGATACCTCGTACAGCTCCACTGGGAAGAGAAAAAAGAAGCACTGTCCCTAAATGAGGAAGGAAACTAAAAATGGGGTCATTCACGCTACGTATCGACGCAACCGAAGCACAAAAATACCGTGCCAACTATTGGGACTTCACACTAACAGGTGAACTCGTAGACAACGCACACCAAACCCAAAAAGCAAAAATTAATGCACGACTCACCATCGACCGTGACGACCCAACACCACGATACCTAGTCTCATGGGTGACAGTATCCCGCGATAAAAACCGTGAAGTACAGACAGTACCCGGGCTACTCGCAGAATCACAAACAGCGCTCGGCAACCTCCTAAAAATCCGTGTATGCTCCGCGCTCGGAGTGATGATTACCCCGCACTACTTCATCAACCCAGACATGGTAGACACAAAATTCAGTGAATACCTAGAGGCACTACTCGAAGCAACAGATGAAGGGCTGGATACTGTCGTCCAGTTCAAAGAAAAATCTGACACCATGTCCCTATTCGCGGAAATAACCGAAGAAATGGGCACCATCGCCAACGAATGGAAACACCGGTTTTCACAGTTTGCCCACCAAGTAGCTAACCAGGACGGAGAAGAAAAATGAGGATCGGAGCACCCATAGAAGTAGAAGTAACCCCAGAAGGCGAATTCGCAAAACTAATCTGGGAACGCTGGCTACCCCTCGGACAAAAAACATTCCTCTCCACCAACAAACAATCAGCCTCCCACTGGACAACACGATCCAAAAACGCGAAAGCCTGGCGGCAAGCCGCAAACGACGACGCCAAACAGCAGAACAACCCGCTACCCACCGGGCTAGACTACGCAACCATAGACGCATGGGTTTATAAAACCCGGGCAGGCAGATACGACCCTGCGAACCTCTACCCCTGCCTAAAAGCAATCATCGACGGGTACGTAGACGCCGGGCTAACTGAAGACGACAACTATAAGCACCTCGACGGCCCACACCTACACCACGGCGGATTCACCAAAGAAAACCCAGGAATCCTAATACGGATCACCTGGCAGAACCCCAACGAACGCCCAAAAAACCCGCAACCACACTCAACAATCAGCAAGGAATAACGATGCAAACCCTAGAAACACTCATACACGAATTCACCAGAAGCCACCTCACCCGCTACCACACCCCAGGAAAGGACGAATACCACAAACAAATCTCCCTCCTAGAACAACTCGAAAACCTCAAAACCGAACGCAGAACCACCTCAGGAGGCACAAGAGGCGGAGGGTCATGCATCCCCCTCAACCAGAACGCAACCCTAATCCAAGCAACCATCGAACACACCATCCGGTACCAGCTTGGACGCATCAACCTAGACGCGCTACTACAGCCGCTACCTCAACGACTCGAAACCTGGGCAAACAGCATCGACGAAATAGAAGCACGAGACACACTCACCCACTGGAAAGAAGCAATCCTCGCACTAACCGACGTGCTAGTCCCCATCGACGTGCACTGCCCAGCCTGCGGAATCCACACCGTAAACATAACCAGCGACGGGGAAACCAGACGGCAGAACGCGATCATCATCAACACCCGCACCGAAACAGCCTCATGCCTCCACTGCCTCACCTCATGGGTAGGGATGGAAACCTGGGAGCCACTAAAACAAGCCGCAGCACCAAGAAAGCAGGCAGCATAATGCGACTCGAATCATGGAAAAAATACAACCCGCACCGAACTGATATTGTGGGTGCACCAATGAGTCCCACTCAAATATCACCACGTATTGACGGTTCATCCGTCTACAAATACGGGTGCTGGTGCAAATACTGCGACTGGCAAAGCTGCTGGTACGGCACCTGGGAAGAAGCTATGCGCGCCGCCTCGCAGCATTGGGAAGAAGCTAGATTATTCCAATGGCCCACAAAAACAGAACGTCACGTACTAGACACTGCGGGAATATCCGCCACACCAGAATCAACCAATGTGAACAATGATGCAATATCCCTCGAATGTCAGCAATGCGGGTGGGGTAAACTAACCGTATACGGTGCAGCCCTTGAACCAAAACTTTACGGGGCAAACCTCTACGGAGAAATCATATCTTCTCACCTTTGGGTGCGGCACAGGGAAGAGTTGAACCTACCGCCCGTATAGTATATAATGGGTACAGCGCATTTAGTGCGCCAAAAAACATGTAGATACTGTTGTCTTATCTGTTTCTGCATCATAAGGTTCTCATACAAAATAGAAGCCACCTACAGCGCATATTAGGAGGCTTCTATTTTTTGTATGCACACAAAAGAACCACCGCCAAAAATCTGGGGAGAATAACACAGGCGGCAAAGAATAGTTAGTCACACGCACCACACACCCTACCGTATAAAACGTCGGCAAGGGTGTGTGGTGCACTAAAACCCCAGCACAAGCAAACCACATGAAAGCCCGCGTGAAGGGAGGGTACCGCATGAAATCGGATAAACCACGTTGCGGCGCGAAAACCCGCTCTGGCGGCACATGCCAGAAATTCCCGCTACTAGGCGGCAAGCGTTGTGCTAAACACGGTGGTGGTGCCCCTCAGGTGCGCCGCAAAAACAAGCAGAGGCTAGAACGGTACGTTGTAGAAAAGAAAGTCGCACGTGAAGTCCAGGCGCTCAGTGTAGACGCCATAGACGGCGTGACTGACCCCCTGGCTGAGCTGCAGCGGCTCACCACCGAGGCGATCCATTTCAAAGACGCACTAGGCGGAATGGTAAACGACCTAGAAAAAGACATCTCAACATACAGCAGTGACGGTGTTGAGCATGCCCGCACCGTCATAGACCTTTACGGTGCCGCAATGGATCGCACCGCAAAATTCCTAGAAGTCGCCATGCGGCACGACATTGCAGGCAAACTAGCCGCAATCGAAGAAGCAAAAGCCGTCGCTGTTGGTGCAGTACTCATGCGCACACTCAACGCACTAAACCTGCCACCAGAACAAATAGAGAAAGCACACAAAATCATGGTCGCCGAATTCCGCAAACAAGAGCTAGAAGCGGCAGACGAATAACAAACAAATGGGTGGGTGGTTGGTATGGGTAGCGGATTCTGGGGGCACCTCGCAGACATATTCGCGCCACGCGAAACACCATACAAAACACCCGGCGAACTAGCCATAGACCTAGACCCGCAAACAGTGCAAACACCCGCACTAGACCTCATAGACCGCAAACTCGTTGAAGCATTCAACACACCCGACTCACGCCTCATAATCTCCATGCCACCCCAAGAAGGGAAATCGCAGAGAGCATCACGCCGATTCGTAGAATGGGTGCTATCCCAACGACCAAACACCCGCGTCGTCATAGCCTCATACCAGAAAGAAATAGCCACCGAATGGGCAGGCACCATCCGCGACGACATCCGCATGCACTCAGACAAACTCAGAATCAAAGTACGCGGCGGCTCAGCAGCCAAACACTTCTGGAAACTCCAAGGACACGACGGGTACGTATACGCGACCGGTGTCGGCGGCTCCATGACCGGCAAACCCGCAGACCTCATGCTCATAGACGACCCCGTGCGCGGGCTAAAAGACGCCGAATCCCCCGCAAAACAGGCAGAAGCATGGAAATGGTGGACAGGCACCGTATCCGCACGTCTAGCACCCGGCGCACCAGTAATCCTGATCCTAACCCGCTGGCACGACGCAGACCTCGCAGGGCAGCTCATGGAAAAACTACCCGGCGAATGGGAATTCCTGAGAATCCCCGCACAAGCAGACCACAAACCAGAACTAGGGGAAACCGACCCGCTAGGCAGGGAACCCGGCGAGTTCATGGTCTCAGCACGTGGACGCTCACAAAAAAACTGGGAAAAACGCAAAAGAGAAGCAGGCCCCAAAGCATGGGCAGCCCTCTACCAAGGCGTACCATCCCCAGACGAAGGAGGAATCTTCCCACCCAAATGGGCAGAATATCAGCAGCCACTATGGGTAAAACAACCCAACGGCACGCACCTCATAACCAACCTCACAGAAGACAGTGAACTAGCCCAATCCTGGGACATGACCTTCAAAGCAACCGACAGCAGCGACTATGTTGTCGGGCAAGTATGGTTACGAACCGGCGCGAAATGCTATCTCCTCGACCAGGTGAGAGAACGCATGAACTTCACAGACACTGTTGAAGCAGTCCGCACAATGACAGCGAAATGGCCGCAAACCGGGGCGAAATTTGTAGAAGACAAAGCCAACGGGACAGCAGTCATCAACACGCTGCAAACCGAAATACCCGGAATAATCCCCGTCACACCAGACGGCGGGAAAGTAGTAAGAGCAAACGCGGTAGCACCAGCAGCATGGTCTGGAAACATCATCCTCCCATCACCCACACTACTACCCAACGTCGGTGAACTCTTAGAAGAAGCTAAGCTATTCCCCGCATCCTCACACGACGACACCATAGACGCCCTAACACAAGCCGTAAACCAGCTCCTACTAAACCCAATAATGCAGCAGCAGACTTACGACGCCGAAGAATGGGCAGACGACGGGTACCAGATCGGATACACCTACTAGAACAGAATGGTGGTGAAACACATTTTGGGAATTCGCGACATCATCAGCGAAGCACGCGACCGGGCAGCAACCATGCTCAACCCGCAAGCAAACGCTGAAATCCGTGCACTAAAAGCAGGCACCGCCAGGCTCCAAGAATCGTTCGCAGACCTAGAACGCCGCGCACGAGAAGACCAAACATGGCGCACCCTAACCTCAAACCAGCGCAGCGAATTCAGCCTAGACGGCGTGAAACGCAACGCAGACATATGCCGTCTGCTCTCCGTCGCTGACCCTCTCGCAAAACGTGGTCTAGCAGTCCGTGCAGGGTACGTTTTCGGGCAGGGCATGGGTATCACCGCCAAAGCTGGGAAAGATGCTGCACAAGACATCAACGAGGTTGTGCAACGGTTCTGGGACGACCCAAAGAACCGTGCCTCCTTCACCGGTCATCAGGCGCAGCACAGGCTAGAGCACGCGCAGTCCACTGACGGTAACATCCTGTTCGCGCTCTTCACTGAACCCAGGACAGGGCGGGTCATTGTCCGCACAATCCCGCTCAATGAGATTACAGACGTCATCACCAACCCCGAAGACAGTCAAGACGTGTGGTTTTACAAGCGCACCTGGACTGATAGAGGCGTCATCAACGGTGCTGTCGTGTCAACCCGCAAAGAGGCGCTGTACCCGGCTCTGGGGCACCGCCCAAAGGTGAAGCAAGGCAGCATCGGCGGTGTGCCAGTTGAGTGGTTCGCACCCATCTACCACCAGGCAGCGGGGAACCCGGACGGCTGGCGTTGGGGTGTGCCAGACTTGTACGCTGCTGTGCCGTGGGTGCGCGCCTACAAAACCTATTTGGAAGACTGGGCAAGGCTCATGCGTGCACTAGCTCGCATCTCGCACCGTGTCACCGGCAAAAATAATAAGGCTGTCATGGAGGCACGCGCCGCACTACAGGCCGCATCCCTATCACCAACACCAGGTGTCATAGGAACCACTGATGCGACCGTGGAAGCAATGCCTAAAACCGGTGCCACCATCGACGCCGAATCAGGCAAACCGTTAGCAGCCATGATCGCCGCAGGAATCGGTATCCCCGTTACCATGCTCCTAGCAGACCCGGGGCAGACCGGGGCGCGCGCCGTCGCAGAAACCCTAGACCGGCCAATGGAACTAGAAATGATGGGGCGACGCGAACTATGGACGGAAACCTACCGGGCAATCCTAAACCACGTCATCGACGCGGCAGTACTCGCACCACAAGGCCCACTCAAAGGGACGCTAACAACCGCCTACGACGGGCAGCAAACCATTGAGCTGGCAGGCGACACGCCACGCACACTAGTTTTCCACTGGGACGACCTCACCAAAACCAGCACCAAAGAGCTGTTAGAGTCAATCGAAACCGCTAACAGTATGGGGGTAATCCCATACGAGCAAATAGCTTTGCTGACTCTGCGGGCGCTCGGTGTGCGAGACCCAGACGAAATAATCGACAGCATGCGAGACGACACCGGTGCTTTCATCCCCGCTAACGCCTCGCTCGGTGAAGCACTCATAAACGCAGCCTACAGAGGCGGTAACCCATGACCGTAACAAACAATGTTGCAGCCCTGGCACGTGAACTCAGAAGAGTCACAGACAACATGCTAAACCTCCCAGAGGTAGAACTAGCCAGGTCATGGGTAAACGCCTGGGATGCCGTCGAGCAAGACATCACAGGCGCGTTAGAAGAACTAGCTGCAACAGCAGACGGGAAACGTGTGCCAGCCTGGAAAATCGGGCAGAACCAGCGGATCGTCAACGCGTTAGAGACACTCAGTGAAGGGATGCAAGAAGCCTTAGGGGAATTCGCCTCCACCATCCAAGACGTCACACTACCCAACCTCCTAGAACAGGTAGACGAGATGCAGAAAAGGATGGCACGGGCGCAACTCCCGTTAGGTGCAGCAGTCGGGTACACGTTCACCCAAGCAGACAAAACAGCTGTAACAGCTATCGTCCGCCGTGTCACCGAACAAATAGTATCCCCACTACTGGGGCTACCCGCAATGGTAGACCAGGCTATGCGGCGTGAACTCGTGCGCGGTGTCATCCTCGGCGAAAACCCAAACAAGGTAGCAGCCCGTATCATCCAAGCAACAAAAGACCAGTTCACTGGTGGGTACAACCGGGCAACCGTGATAACCAGAACAGAAATGCACGACGCGCAACGCTCTGCAGCCCAAGCATTCGAGGAAGCAAACAGTGACATCATATCCGGGTGGGTATGGGTCGCTGCCCTCGATAAACGCACGTGCAGATCATGCATCGCAATGCACGGAACAGTGCACAAACCTAGTGAGCAGCTGATAGACCACCACCGTGGCCGGTGTGTCCGTGCCCCACTCGTGCGGCCACTCAAAGAGCTAGGCATGCGCGGCAGTGTAGACGACACACCAATGCAGACCGGTGAGGAATGGTTCAACACCTTACCAGAGGGTGAAAAGCTCAAAACCCTGTCAGGTGGTGCCAAGAACTCTGCATCTGCTCGGAGTGTACTCACTTCTCTAGAAAATGGTGACCTCAAGTTCAGTGACCTATCCTCGCTCAAAACACATGACGGGTGGAGGAAAGCGCGACACGCGACCACATTCAAAGAGCTAGAAAAGAAAGCGGCAAGAAATGCTTCTTAAAGAATCATTCGAGACCATAACTGATTTGACTGGGCGGCGACTCAAAATCATTGTGATTACCCCCGGTCAAGGGTCAAGCGGTTTCTACCCTGCTGAGGTTATCGCCCAGGCGGTGAACCTGATCGGGCAGCCAGGTAACCCCACACCCATGTACATCAACCACGCCACCGATGCTGAGCGTTGGGAACGCCCAGAGGGCGACCTAGAAGCCCTCGCAGGGGTTATCAGTAGCCCTCCGACCGTAAACCCGGTGACAGGCGCACTAGAAGCCGAAGCCAAAGTGTTTGAGTCACACCGCCAATTCATCCTAGACCGCAAAGACATCATCGGTGTCTCAATCAACGGTTCAGCGGTGAAAGACGGTGACACTGTAAAAGAAATAACCCGCATCGACTCCGTAGATTTCGTAACCAAAGCAGGGCGAGGCGGAAAAATTGATGCGGTACTAGAATCAGCCACCCACCAAAAGGAAGAGAGCAAAAACATGGCAGACACTAACCAGCCTGTCGAAGACCTCAACGAGGTTGAAGAGCGAGAGGTCGAAGCCTGCGCCGAAGCCGACAGCGCTAAACAGAAACCAGCTGCAGCAGTACCTGACAAACTGGCCGCACCCACTTCGGCTGAGGCTAAAGACGCTGAGATTGAGCGTCTCAAGAAAGAAAATGAGGAACTCAAAGCAGAACTAGCTAAGGCTCAAGAGTCAGCTAAACGCGCGCAGGTAGAAGCCGCTGTCGAGGCAGCCTTCACCGGTATTGACGCGCCGCGTGCGAAAGCCCGCCTCATTGAGGCAGGTATGCGCACCGAACTGTCCGTATTTGAGTCCGAGCTGACCGAATCCGTCAAAGAATTTACCCCCGTGTCCCCAGTTAAAGACATGGGAGGTGACCGGCTCGCAGAAGCAGCCGCACCCGCATACACCCCGACCGATGTACTGAAAGAACTCCGAGGAGCATAAACATGGCTAAGAACCTGGCATACCCAAACGCAGACCACATCGCACTCACCGCAGATAAGGAATACAAGTCCGGTGCACCCGTCCGCATCGGCTCAATCTGTGGTGTGGCAGTCACCGACGGCAAACAAGGCAAGCGTTTCACCGTCCACCGTAACGGTTCATGGCGTATCCCCGTCGTCGAAAAGGTAGAGCAGGGCGAACCCGTCTACATCACCACCGACGGCAAACTCACCAAAACCAAGGGCACTAACAAACTCTTCGGTGTGTGCCTGCTCGGAAACACCGCAGCAAACGGTGACGCAGAAGTCCACCCCGCAGAAATCGCACTCGACTAAGACAAGGAGCAAATAAGAAACTATGGCAACCATGTTTATGGATACTGAACATCTCGCAGACAACGGTGTAAACGCCCGTGTCGTCGAGGCAGCCCGCACCTTCCGCAAGGGCATGACCGGAAGCTACTCGGATCAGGCGCGCCTGCAGGAAGCGCTCTCCACCTCTGATTTCCCTGCCCTGCTCGGACAGGCACTCGAATTCGAGGTACTCGACCTCTTCCGCTCCTACACGAAGGCTTGGGAAGGCGTCGCAGACACCACCACCGTATCTGATTTTCGCCCCAAATCGTTGCGCGGCCTCTACGGCGCAATCGACTACCTGCCCATCAACGAGGCAGAAGAGTACAAGGCCGCATCACTGGCTGAGACCGAACACAAAATCAACGTGGAAACCTACGGTCGCCTGTTCAAGTTCACCCGTCAAATGAAGATTAACAAGGACTGGGACATCCTCGCACGCATCCCTGAGCGTCTCGCTAAGGGCGCGGCCATGAAGGAAGACCAGGCAGTGTTTGGTGCGCTAACCGGTGCAAACGGTGTAAACCGTGAGTTCTTCAAGGACGCTTACGCGCCCGACAACAAGCCGCTGACCGCTGAAAACCTCATGGCAGCATACAGTACCCTTGCGCAGCGTAAGGGTCTGGATGATGGTACTGCGGACATTAGCAAGCTCGTGCTTGTTGTCCCGCGCGCCCTAGAAATGGCTGCACGTCGCATCCTCGAAGCAGAATACATTGATGTTACCGAGGGCAAGGTAAAGACCCGTGAGACTAACATTCTCAAGGGTCTGTTCACCTTGAAGGTTGTGGATATTCTGACTCGCCTCGACAAGTCAGCTACCGCTAACACCACCTGGTACATTCTGCCTGCTGCAGGCTCCGCGAACCCCGCACTTATCAAAGCATCCTTGCAGGGTTATGAGCAGCCTGACCTGCGTGTCGAATCAGCTGCTGGCCGTTCCATCAGCGGCGCAGACATCGCACCTGAGGAAGGCAGCTTCCTTGACGACACGATCAGCTACCGTGGCCGCCACGAGGTAGGCGCAGCAGCCCTGTTCCCGTTCGCAGCCTACGCATCCACCGGAGCATAAAAGACCAGGTAACCCAGCCGCTGTTTTTAGAGAGGTATTCACGTTGAGTACACAAGAAATTATTTACCAGATTCGCTTGCTCATTAACGACCTGCCACCTAAAACAGCGGCAGGGGAACCGTCACCTCTCAACCCCACTGAGAGCTGCATCTTCTCCGACCGAGACCTAGAGGTACTCTACAACCTCGAAGTCTCCTATATTGAGCGTGTGAAGGTGAAACGTGCCGCAGCACGCGCACTCCGCCGCATGGCAGCCGACGAGGTTATCCTCTCCAAAAAGATAACCACTCAAGACCTCTCCGTGGACGGGCCAGCTGTTTCATCCGCGCTCCTAGAACAGGCAGACAGGCTAGACGCCGAAGCCGATAGAGACGCTGGGGGAGGAGCAGGGGGGGGGGCGGTTTTGGAGGACCCAAAACCCCCCGAAAAA